AACAGGATCGTAATCAATTTGTAACGAGTTTGAAGTACTAGCAATAATGGTTGCGCCATCATCTCTATACAAACGCCCGCCAGTTAATGTTAATGGCGAAACTTTTGTGTTGTCCAGCTTCATGTCAACGGCAGCCGTGTTGACTTTGATTGAATTGATGTTTTCCCACGTGAGACCCCCAAACGCCTCATTAATCCCCGTTGCTGTGGTAATAAAGTAATAGTGCCAAGCCGCCAATCTTTGAACGGCTGTGGTGTTGTCAGCGTCGTTGATATCAATCTGGATATTGTCGCTGTCCCAGGTGAACTCTGCTATTCCCGAACCGTCTACTGCGTAAAGATTATAAATGTTTTGGTTGGCCTGCGCTGTCGGGCTAGAGCTAATCGCGGTATCCGTAGGGAAAGTAAACGTGCCTTCTATGGACTCTCTTGCGGATACCCCGCTTTGGTAGGCAATGCGATATCGCCCAGTATCGCCTGCGTCATAGTCCGTCCCTTTAATATATGTAACATCTATACCGGTGCCGCCGCTTGTTGTTGTGTTGGTCAACTCAACATCTTGAGTTACGTTGTAAATTTGAAAGCGCGAATCATCTATAATATTTGGGAGCTGGAACGTAAAAGTTGTATCAGGTAATACAATACTAGTGGATGCCCCTGCGCCATCTCTCACCGTAGGAACTTGACCACCTAGAGGAATGCTTATCGTAACCGCGCCACCTGAATTGTTATAAATTGCCGCATCGGTTGTGGTGTCTGCCCCGTATCCTGTAAACGTATTACCAGTCATATCAAACGTGCCTGTTGCTGTTATCTCGATGGCGTGACCTGTTCCTGCGCTTGTGAAAGAGCAATTAGAAATATTTTCAGGGTCATTTGTTGACAGGGGAGATTTAAGAGCCGAAATACCGCATCCTGATAACAACCCACCGTTCAAAGTGATATGACACTCTTTGAAGGTTGCGCCGTTTATTGTAATTCCCGCCACGTTATGTGTGACATTCCAACCAATGACAGAGAGCCCTGAGAAGCTATAGCTTGCAGAGGAGGAGCTTGAGGCATCAATCGTCCAGTCCTGTTCTACATCTACAGCCATAACCCCTGCTGTCATGTCTACAACGTCATTCGCACTGGCTAGAAGCCTAAACTCAGCCCCTACGACATTATCAGGAATACGCCAAAAACGCCTTGCTAGAGAAGCGTTTTCACGTAGCGGCATTTCATAAGAGGTTGCAGTCGATGATGCGTATGTTTTTCTTGAGCCGTTGCCATACTGAACACCAGCCCTTGATAAGCCTTGACCACCCCCTTGAACGGAAGCCAATCCAGCACCACCCCACCCCTCTAAAGCCTGTTGCAGTTTAGCAGGGCTACATGGGTCATTGACATTACCATCCACAAAAACTGTCTTATCATGCAAAAGAGCGTTTTTAATCCGTAAAATATGCGCCGCTGGTCCTGTATTTATTTTTTGATAAAGATAGCCCACTCTTGTAATATCTGACCAATCTATCGAACCAGAAGCGTCAAGCTGTGGTGTATTTTCTATGTCAATATAGCAAGTACCTGAAACTAGCGCAATTAAACCAGCACGTAGGCTTAATGTAAATGCCGCCCACTCCCCCAAGCTATCTTCGAAAACAACAATACAACCCTTCGGCCCAAAGCGTGCAGTTGTAATAGCGTTCATCATAAACTCAATCGAGAATATTTTATTACTAAAATCAGTCGAGGTTACGGTATGAGTAGCACCAACCCATCTCCCTGTAGAGTCTATTGCAGAGCCACCAATAGAAATACCTGTCATTGACCCCCATGGTCTATTCACATCCTGAAACGCCAATTGCGTAAATGTTCCATCATATATAGTTAAGCCGTCGATAGCGGCTGGCGTTAAGGTCGTCGCAACGTCCCATGTAATGCCATCATGTCGAATAAAAGCCGCTTGGCTATTTGTTGCTGTAGTAACTCCACCGTAATTTTTAAGAACGTTATAATTTTGGGTGATTGTGGGTGACAAAAGGGCAGTCGCTGGGTCAGCGTCTTGGATTGCAATGACCAGCGCATTACCCCCTTCATTTGCTGATTCAAACAAAAAGCGCACGTTAGGAGTAACCCCTGCCGTAATCTGGTTCATATATCCCACGACCTGCGTACATCCTACAAAGTCTGTTTCACGCGAAAGCATCATTAAAGTTGTTGGGTTTTCAGGTTTTGTTTTAAAGATACCATCTCGACCGCAAGCATAAAGAACAAGACAGTTATCCTCGGTTGTCGTAACCGTTCCGCTATCAAGATACGCCGTTGTCGAATTAGCTGAATTTGTACGAACAGAAACATTGATAGGCGTGCTTAAATCAGCACCGCGAATGACAGATATGTTTACAATCCATTCATCATTTTGTCCTGTAAGGCTTAAATCTGCTTCGCTTGACCCTGTGGCAAATTTATAAAATGCAGTTGTTCTTTGCCCTTGCACTTGCGCCTGTGTGCTTATCTGTGTCCAACCAGGAGCCGCAATAGTTGTGGCCCCACCATCTTGAGTGATAATCGCCACAAGCAAATCATCCGCTTGATGACCTGATGGAATAGGCATATCAAAGGCGGTTAAAGGCTCCCCCGATAATGACGTTTCTGATGTTACAATGTAAGCCACTATTCTATACCTTCTGGTCTGCCCATGCTGTCACGGGTAATCTTCTTTGGTTCACGATATGCCACTACTAACTCAGCCATAACATCGGCTTGCATGGTCATTGCTTCCACAAGGGCAGAGGTTTGCTTTTTTATTGAATTGGTCGCACCCATCAAAACATTAGTGATTTTTTTTAACTCTGATAATATTTCATCGCTATTTGCATTTACATTGACTTCAATATCTCTTTTGTCTTCAATACAAACCTCAATATCTCTGTCGCATAACTTTTCAAGCCGAACAGTCAAGTCGCTTATGGATTGTGTGTAATCAATGGCACTTTCGACTTTTTTATAAAAAGCTTTCTTTAAAAATGCCTGCACTTCTAAGTCAGACATGTTAGACGGAAATTTCACTGTCATGCCATTATCTAAGCGAGCTGTTTTCATAGAATATTGCCCCCGCTGTCAAACTGAATTATAATCTCTCTTAAATCATCTCTATCTTTATTATCTTGTCTTTGAATTGCCTCAGCCTGCTTTAGTTGCAATTCGCCACGCTTAATATCCAATTCGGCTTGCTTGTTCGCAGCATCAATACGAAGCTTCTCAATCTCAAGCTCATACTTACGAGCATCGTTCACTGCGTCGTACTGTTCAGCTTGTGCTTTAATTTGTATCTCTGCTTGCTTATCGTTAAGCTGTTCTTGTAGTTGTCCCAACTGCCCCTCAAGAATCTGTATGCCCTGCTCAAGCTGTTGGTTTTGCGCTTGCATCGCCGCGACTTGCGGGTCTTGTTCGTCGCTCAAGATATTGGGGTCCATCGTGCGTTTAATTCTTTCAGATACCGCATCCGCACCAGCAAAGTCTGAATACTTGAACACTAAGTCACCAATTACAGACATAAGATGTGGCTGAGATGAAACGAGTGACTGGTAGGCTTCAGCCGCCTCTTGACGCATTGTGCTGTAACTCGCGCCCGTTGATACCTTCACGCTGTATTGGCCTTGTGCAAGGCTGTAATTTCTTTCTTGCCCTTCGACATACATCCCGTTAATACCAACCATATCGTTAGATTCTTCTTTTCCAATAATCCGAACCACGCGGGGAGTGTCATATATTTCTGGGATAGCTGAAACAAGAACGCGCCCTACTTGCGTGATAGAGCGAACAAGATTGTCTTGGTAGTGGAATACAGCCCTGTTGCCTTCGCCTTGTCTGCTACGAATGGCTATCCCTGATATTGCGTTATCCTGCTGACCTAAGAAACTATCATACAGCCCCATAGTCGCGCGGATGTCTTGCGTAGACTGTTGACGGGCATTAACGATGCCAACGGGAATCTGCACGGGCGGCACGTATTCAGGAGGGGCAGCGGGCTTACCGCTGGAATCTGTTTGCTTGTATCTGTAAACTGCCGTCTTATCAGGATTCTTATAATCTTCAGCGTAATCTTCTGTTGTGCCCTCAGCGGCCTTCCATGACCCCTTAGGTGAGCGCATAAGGAGCTCTGTCTCCATACTTGCCCAATAGTTAAACATGCGCTGAGCGTCTTTAGAACGGCGTATAAGGCTAATCAGGTGACGCTTACCATCAAGCCAAGCCTCTTCACCGTAAACAGGGATAATAGGGATATAATCGCCGGGGAAAGTCGTTCTTTCCAGCTCTTCTTCACCGTTCATTTTTACGCGATAAACTACGCGCTTTTTAGAGCTACGCGTTACCCCGCCATCTGGGACTTCTTCACCCTCTTGTAATTCGCGCGCTTCTTCACCGTCCTGAATGATGGTGATGTCTTCTTCTTCAATATAAAAATATTCAGCAAGCGTGATTTCATCTTTTTTGTTCTCACCTGTATAATGGTCTGTAATGCTAAACGATGCCTCGCTTGTCGCATCCGGGTATTGCTTGCGGTAATCTTCCAACGTAAGGCTATCAAGAACATAGGCATACATAGCGTCCGAACCATCGGCCTCGATTGAGTTGCTATCGTATAAAATTGAAAATGGGTTTACAATCCTCTCAACATAAAGCTCTTGGTCAAAGCTCATAGCATTAACGTAATCATGGTCTACACGTATATAGCCGATACTGCACTTAATCGCAAAATTAACCGCATTGTCGTATGCGTCATCGGCGTTTGATTTCTTCTCAATATTTCTAATTAAACCCTGATAGATTTCAGCAATATCATCTTCAGCACCGCCACCGGATGGAATAATGTCAATTGAGGGGGTATTCATGCGAATGTCGTTAGACACCTGATTAACAAACTGTGATAGTTGGTCAATCGTAAGTACAGGTCGGCCGGATTCACGGCGAACCTTTGCGTCTTTTATATCCCACTGTGCGTGGGGGTCATCCGACTGGAAAAACAAATCTTCGCGGGCAAGGTCGTAAATTGGCTGCCAGTATTCATGACAGTCATTCGCTTGCTTTAAGGCTTTTTCTATAAAATCTTCTTCTTTGCTGGACAAAAAGACGGTTCCTTGCCTTTTATCAGCTACACAGATGTGCGCCCCTCGTTAAGCACTGTAAAAACATGTGCTATAAAATACTAACATTTGATTAAACGCAAATCAAGACCCCATCCAGCCACTTGTATTGCCATTACTTGAATAAGGGTCTTCCCTTCTTAAAACTGGTGTTGGCCTGTCGTACAAATACATGGCCATGTATCTAAACGCGGCTGCGCTGTCATCTTCGTGCGTTTCTTTCCACTTGCCTTTTCTGTCTTTTTCTGACTTTTCATGCCGCAATGACTGTAAACCATCCCTGCACTTCATTTCATCAAACCACGCCTCGCGTATTAAGTTCTTGGCAAGCTTGCGCGTTGCGTCCAGTGTCCCCGCCTTTTGTACTAATGTGTTCGTTAGCCCTAATGTTTTAAGTTGCGCCTCAATACTCCCAGCACTTCCCTCTTTGGCTAGTCTTTCATGTGCGGCATCGTGCGGTAATACATGAAGACCGTTATAATCGTTTTCTTTTACCCAATCCGCAAAAAAATCAAGGTGCTGAAAGTTATCCGCTATATGGTCAATAACCCGCACCTGTAGACCAACCACCTGACAAACCCATATTGCCGTTGCGTCTGCCCGCCCTAAGTCCCAAACAGTCACAATATCCACACCAGCCTTACGCGGCACTATAGTTATGCGTCCTGCCTCTTTCGCATCGTCTAAAAGTTTAGCGTAATAATGCCCGTGGAAAGACTTATCGTAATAACCGCGCCATATATGATTGAAGTCATCGTCTGACAAGTTTTTCTTATCTAACTCAACCTCGCGCTTCATTTCCTTTGTCAGGAAAGGATTGTCTTCATAGTTGATTGTGATGACCAGAACGTCTTCCTCGTTCATAATCTGATTACAAAACTCATCTATAGCGTCATCGGGAAACTTCGGATTCCACGTAAATATAATTTGCGAACCGGCGGCACGGATAGTCGGACGCAATGTCTTTAACGTCTCATAGCTACAATTCTGCGCCTCCTCAAACCAAGCAATCTTATAATCTTCCAAAGACTTTATGTTATCTTTGGTTAGGTCGTTCATACCTTGAAAGTAAAAATGACCCTTATCGCCTTCTACAGTCTTCCTAATCTCATTCTTGATTGAACGGAACAAAGACCCGGCGTTTATAAGGTCAATTTTATTGTCGATTAGGGACTTGGAGGATTTATCAATGGAGGATTGAAACTCACGCAAACAAACTATCTTTAAATCTATTTCCGATATGCTGCGCTCTACTAGATAATTAGCCACCTCGTGTGACTTACCGCCTGAACGACCACCCCTGATAAATATATAGCGGTACTTAGGGTCTAGCTCTAATGCCCATTCGGCACTGTCTATGCTTATATCAATCGCTGGCATTGTGGATTTTTTTAGTCACCGTTAGCGTAATGTCGCCGTCTTGTGTGGTTTTGTCTTCCCAACCAAAGTTGTTTTTGAGATTAAAAATGGACCCGGTTGCGTTGTTAAAGAACAGTCTCTGCTCTATCGCATTTTCGACCCTAATCTTAGCCCTTTTTATTGTGTGGAAAAACTCATCCCTATTTTCGTAGTTTGTGATTGTTTTTCTGTCTGCGTCTAAGGCAATAGCTAACCCCGTTACCGTGGGGAAAACATCGCTTATTACGTCAAGTACGTCTTTTTGCTCTTGTGTGTAGCTATCAGTGTCACAAGATTCTTTATTGTTTTCTTTCACTGCCCAGAAATATAAATCTATTTTCTTTTGTAGGTCTTCTGGCGTTTTAAATTTTAGCGGCCTACCGCCCTTGTTCTTTTCCATTGTCTATCCTTTCGAATGACGCGTAAGAACTATGATGCGTCAGTTCTGTAATAAAGCGTTCTGTCGCCTTGGTTAATTGCAAAGTCTGCGTGTGTAGATGAGGTGACTGTCTCGTACCTGTCAGCAACTGTGTTGTCCTTAACTGATACGCGGTGAAGTTCAGCCGCTGATACTGTTACATAGCGCGTTGCGTCTTGAAGCGTAACGCTTTCAGGTGTCGCCGATGTTGTTGCGTCAACCGTTGTCTTTAGTGCTGTGCTGAGGTTACGAACCGGGCTACCGTCTACTGCGCCTTGCCCACCTACTGCCGCGTATTCTACAATTGTAATAGTACCCATCGTCTTACTCCATGTTAAATGTTGTGTTGTCTTCAACCAGCCTGTCAACGCCCTTATTAAGCATATAGAGGCAATGTTCTACCTGTTCCGCGCTTAATACTACCGTATCATCTTGCTCTGCGCAATAGCCTACCAATAGGACGTGCGAAACGCCAATAGATTCTTTCAGGTTTTCCAGTACGCGAATAGGGTCATAGTCAAATTCATTCCCCAAAGAGATAATATTCTCAGACATCTTCACTATCCTCTATGTAAACACAGCTACCAGTCATCCATTCATCGGCGTAGAAGTCAGCTGTGAGTGTTAGCGTCTCGGCGCATTGCTCCGGCGTGTAATGTGGGAGGCTATATACTGAAAACATAACCTGCGCATTAATCATCAATATACTTATTGCATACCACATAATTAATAATAGCAAAAAAAATGCCCCGTTAATAGGGGCAAAGTTTAGTCGTAATCGTTCCACTATCTTTCTACCACCTTAAACTTATTGGTGTCAACGATAAGATATTGTCCTGCCTCTGCGCACCCGCCAAACTTATCAACTACCGGGGCGATTGCATCAATTATCTCTTGCAAGCGGTTAGCTGGTTTATTTACCTTTAAATCGTAATCGTGATGATTTTCTTGTCTGTATCTGCTCATTGTGATTCCTTCTCTGCTGTTTGTCTGGTTAGGGCTTTGCGGATTATATCTCTGCACTCACGGGCAAGAGCAATCGTTTCGTCATCATCCGGCAGTTGTTCTTCAAGTGTTTCCTCTATGTGGACTTGATAAACCATTTCAAGACACTCCAAAGCCTCAAGCGCATCGTTGTCCGTTTGGGGTTCGTGGCGGGCGTGTAGAGCATTATAACAAATCTTAGCTTCCTCATCTGTTAAGTAATGCAGCGTCCATTTGTTGTTATAACCTTCGGCGCAAATATGATTCAGCCATACCCCCTTTAATTCTTCATTCGTCATTTTCTTGTCTCCCATAAACATATGGATGCCATAAAAAACACCCACCCCAAAATATACCACCAATTTGCAGGATATTTATCAGGGAGAAAAGCATATGCGGAAGTGGTAACGCCAATCACAAGAGAAGAAAAGCACAGCATACAAATTGCAAATATCCCCATCACACGCCCTCCGTTTGTTTCAGGGCGGCTTGGGCATTACGCCATGCATCTTTGTCAAAGCCCGATTGCTCTATTGCTTCTTTGGTTTTCATTTCGTGTTTTCCTACTTCTAATTTCATAGCTTTTCCTTTCCTGCTCTACAACTTTCCGCGTGACGCTCTTCAGCAGCAGCCGCGATTCTATCTTCCTTTTCGCACCTTTCCCAAAACTCAAGGGCTTTGTAAGCAATTTCTTCAAACTGAACAAACCGCTCTGCATCGCGCACATACTGCTTTAATGCGTTCGGGCATCGTTCCAAGCATATGTCACGGTTGTCAATCAGCAGCTCTAGCGGCTCGCCATTGTGAAAATAAAACTGTATCTTCTGCTCGTCCTCAGTACCCGCGCTTGCGAAGTATGTTGGCATGTCGTCTCTGTCTTCAAATTTCATTATAAACCTCTCAATAATCTTACCAATTCATTGCGGAATTTTATATACGCAGCATCACTCGCCGCAGCCCACGCAGCACTCGCAGCATCACTCGCAGCAGCACTCGCAGCATCAC